GACCGATACCGTGATCGATTCGGGCTTGTAGAAGTAATGCAGCTCTACATCGAAGCTTGCGTTCGGCGTTGGGCCGACAATAAACGAGCTGTCGTCAAAAAGGGCATAGTATTTCGGCACCCCGGTCGCGGTGGCGTCTGGGTACAGCTCGCGGATGAAGTTCACATCCTTGAACAGCAAGAACTCATAGCCGCTGTTGTCCACTGCCAGGGAGTAGGGTGCCAGGAAATCAGAAGGCACCTGCAGGTATGCGTTGCCGGTGGTCATGCTGCCGGTCTTGTTGACGCGGAAGTCGGGCAGTTGAACGCTCTTGAGGATGCGATCCTCTGCCTGCTGGATGATCGTCGGCAGGGTGGCAACGAAGGTGGTCTCGGTAGTCTCCAAGTAGTCTTGGATCGCCGTCTTGAGCGTTGTGAATGTCCAAGCCATCAGGAGGTCACCACCGTCACGCGGCCCGACTGGGCCTCAATGTCCAGCCCGACTGTCCTGCTGCCGAGCGCCGTAATCCCGCCGCCAACCGGGTTCCAGGCAAAGAGCCTGCGGCTCTCGTCCTGCGACTGATCAGGACGCGGGTTGCGCAGCGCCTGAGGATCGTTGGTGCGGACCTTCCCGAGCTGAAGCTGCGGCTGATCAGGGTCGAGAACATCCCGCCCCACAAGTAAACCCGTGCGGCGCTGATTCACCACCAGAGGCACGAGATCCTTTTTGGGGTAGCGGAAGCCCGTCAGGTCGCAATAACCAAACGCATACTTGCCAGCGGCGTAACTCAAAATGTGTACCCCCCAGGCGCAACAAATAGGGACGCTTTCTCTCGGGCTGCATCAGAGGCAATCATCCACTGCTCATCGTAGTCGGCCTTGAGCATGGCCGCCCGATCCGTAGCGGAGGCGTACTTCATGCTCAGTTTGTATGCCAGACCGGCCACAAGACACGGAAGGAACCGCGCCGGGATGTCCATGTTATTGGATGCAGGCTTGCCCGTATCTTCGACTCGCTCCATGTAGTAATAGCCGAAAGTATAGGTCTCTTGGCTATCGGGGACGGGCCAGAGCTTGATCGTGATTCCTGACGGGCTGCGCTCAACGTAATACTCCAAGGGCTTTGACTGGGTCAGCTTGTTCGACAAATGTGCATACTGACTGACAGATATCCTAGACATACTCTGGTCAAACTGACTGGAAACATTGCCAGAATCTGTACGCAGGTACGCCTCAATAATATCTTGTACCTTGGGATCTAGGGTGTAGCTGTTCGTGCCCGGCGTAAGTACCTGAGATCCTTCCTTTACTGTCCACAAGTTGAGACCAAGGTTCTGCCACTCAAGCATGAGGAGATCGATGCTTCGCCGGGCCGTGCGGTAGTCGTAGCCGCTCCGAGCCTCCAGACCGGCACGCTCAAACGCTTCCTCGATGGCTTCGCCTAGATCAAGGTTGAACGCATAGGTGCCGCTGGTGGTCATTAGCAAACCCGTCCTTTGGTCTTGCCACGGGTTGCCTTGCCATCAATGGGGCGCTTGCGGGAGGTCATACCGCCGCCAGCCATGCCCATCGGCTTTTGGGCGGTTCGCCCGGCAAGGAGGTTCTTTTTTGCAGCATCAAGCTCTGCCATCCTTGCTGCCTCTTCTTTTTCTCGATCTCCCGCCCCTGGGATTTTGTCTTTTACCATGCCGCGAGTGGTCGGATTAAGAAGCAATGCCTTGCCTAGAAGTGTATCGCCAAGCCCCTTTACCCCGTCCGTAGCCATCGCATAGGCCGGGCTAAACATCTTAAGGGTGCTTTTAAAGTCGTCTTTGTATTTAGCCATTTTTCTTCCTCTTCTTCATGCCTGCCTCGGACATGGCAATGGCAATCGCTTGATCCCGGCTCTTAACCTTTTGGCCTGAGCCACCAGATTTGAGGGTGCCTTCTTTGAACTCTTTCATGACCTTCTTCACCTTGGCCTGCTTCTTGCCTTTGGAGGCCGGGGCGTTCTTGGTCTGCTTGCCTGCTTGCGCTCGTGAGATAGCCATCAGCTCTTCCCAAACTTTTGCTTTTGAGACTTCGGAGGAGACTTCTTAGATCCTCCCTTGCCTGCCCAGAAAACCTTGTCCGCCCAGTAGGCGGCGGAGGTCTTACCCTTCTTGATGTTTTTGCCATGGCGCGCCTTGAAGTTTTTCCGAGCCTCCTCGGAATAATTGTGCCCCATGCTCTGGTCACCGAAGCGGATGATTTTCACCCTGCCATCGTCCCGCACCGCAACCACGCCTTTCTTGCTTGGGTGGTTCGGGGTCCGCTTGGGCTTGTTCAGGCCGGTCAGGCCAGCCTTCTTTAATCGATTCTTCTCTGCGTCGGTCAGGCTCATCGTCTATGCCTCGCCGTCTTCTTGGCAATCTTCTCGGGCTGCTTGCTGTGCTGCTTGCCCTTCTTCGTGTCTTCGCGCTTTTTGCGGGAGGTGGCCGCATATTCCTTGTCGGACAAGGCTTCCCGGGCCTTCTTGGGCAGGTAGCGCTCTCCGGTGGCCTTCTTGCCCTGGGTGGAGGGTTTGCCAGACTTGGTGCCCCACTCTTCCTTGGTCCACTTCTTCAGGCTCTTCTGCGGCTTTTTGAGCGCCATCAGTCCCGGTAGCCTCCGCCCTGGTCTTTGTATTCCTTGGCGAGCATCTGGGCCTTCCTCGCGCTCCACTGGCCCGGCTTGCCGCCCTTGCTCCCGGCTTTGATCTTTTCAAAGATCCGCTTGCGAAGGGCGGGTTTCGTATAGTTGCCCGCCTCGTTGACGCGAGACTTGGTCTTCTTGGCGGGGGTCTTTGCCTTAGCCATTCATCGCCCCTACGGCTGCTGGTTAACCCACAATCCTGATGATGCACTATAGACCAGCACATCACCATCTTGGGGGTTGGTGATCAAAACGTCAGTCACATCGCTCAAGGAAGTCGGGAAGCTGGGCCGAACAAGAAGAATCCCATTGGGCGCCGCGTTGACCACGGCTGCGACAAGGATGTCTGGACTCGGCGCGCTCGGAGCCGTCTTTGTTAGCGCCCCGGGGGTGGCCCCGCTTAGATACAAAATGTCCCCGTCCTGCCAGTTCTCTCCGCCGCCTCGGGTATCAATGCCTCGGATCTTGCCAAAGAAGGTGACGTACCCATCTGCATTTTTCGGAATGTCTTCCGCGCAGATGCCGACAAAATATTCGGGCGGGGTTGCGGCATCCGCCTGAGCAAGCTCGATGGTGATTCTTCCAGAATTGCCAAGGGAACCGGAAAACTGAACCGCATCGCCCTTGCTCATACCCGATGCCGTGTTGTTTCGCGCTAGGAAGAACAGCTCTTGGCCAAGCTCAAGCCTGACCGAGTTGCCCAGGCCAAGCTCTACGGTCCTCTTCTCGCTGTTCCACTGAATGGCACCTTCAACATCGGTGCCCGTCGCATCAGTGTCGAGAAGAAAACCGCCGTTCGATTTGACCGGCCCGCTGAAGGTTGTCCTGGCCATGAGTGCCTCTTTTTAGGCCGCTGCAACCGGCCACAGGCTCAACAGCAGCTCTAGTCGCAGCTCGGCTTCCATTTACCACGGCACACCGCTGGCGGTGGTCGGGTTCTTCTCTGCGTCGATCTTGGCCTGTAAGGCATCCTCGGTTGCGTCCTTGAAACCGTCAGCCCAGACCCAAGCCAGCACGTCAGCCTCGGTTAGTTCGTCGTAGGGCACGAAGTCGGGAGAGGAAGCGTCGTAGGTGAAGCCCGCCGTGCCATAGCTGGAAGCGCTGTAGTCACCGTCAGTGGCGCGGCAAACCCAGTGGGCTACGATAACGCCCCCGTCGGAAAGCTCGCGCTCAAGGGTCGGAATGGTCCAGTTAAACGTCGTCATTCTGCTGCCTCCGCTTGAGCCGCCTTGTAGGCTTCGATCACTTCAGGGGTATGCACCGCAGCACACACCGCTTGCACCTTGGCTTCCTCGGCGCTGTAGTCGTCACCGGGTTGGATCACATGGCGATGGAAAGACCGGCTGATCTCCTCGCCGTCGCGCTTAATCACGGTGGCAACGCGCACCTGAACGTGGTTGAACTGCCCGACAATTTCTACTTTGTCCGCGAAAGTTTCTTCAGTTAGTGCCATTGGTTTATCTCCTGGTGGCTAGGACTGTCTGCCCCTGTGGTGTGGGGTAAATTAAGATGTAAAATAAGTAAGACTTCCCCAAAACTCTGCCGATTCATTTACACAATTTTGTAGAGTAAGAGTTGCGTCGTCCTGAGAAAATCCAATTCGCATGTAATCATTATTATTTGTACCCATAACTACCATGCTTCCTGAGCTAACATCCCAATTTAAGTTTTCAGACATAACGCTTCCAACATTAACATTTTGATTTGCATTGGAAACAACGTTAAAAGGCAGTCCGCCCAAGTTAAGTTGTCCGGTTCCGGTTAGTGCGGTATATTTTATATTAAACGATACAGTGACTTTATTTCCAATTTTTGTATATGTGCCATACTGTTGAGTATAAGTTGTTGTTCCAGCAGTAGTGTTACCGATTGCAGTCGGCGTCCAAGTCCCAGTCTCGTAATCGTCCAGCAGATTCGCCGCAACCGTGCCGCCGAGGTAGACTCCGCCGCCGAGGTAGAGGTTATCAAAGCGATCTGACGGGCCGCCTAAGTCTATTGCGTTGTCCCGACTTGAATTGGTAGAAGGGTTCCAAGGTCGGACGTAATCTATAGAAGAAATAATTAAACCAGCGTCACCTGTACCGATGTAAATTCTGTTAGAAGACGTACCAATCGCCCCCACCTCGGTGCCGTCTTTATTAAACCTTAAAATGTCTCCATCGTTCGTTTTTCTATTCATCCAACCTGCGAATGAGCTATCTGCTGTAGCTACAAAGCCGCCAGTGTTTGCTTCAAATCCAGCAGTCGCGCCTGACACAGAAGTCTTCCCCACCAGCAGGTTGCCGGTTGCATCAACCCTAGCTTGCTCTGTGTCATTTGTTCCAAAAATTATTGGGCCGTTGTTTCTGTTATAAACATAGGCGGCATTATTTGATGTTTGTAAATCAAACCCA